GGTTTTTCCAAATACGCCGCAAAAATCAGAAAAAGGGGGCCAGGACGGCATAAGAAAGTAGATTTTTGATGGTTTTTCTTATAACCAGAGGCACCGGCGCATTTTGGGGATAAAAAGGGCAGGTTTTTATGCAAATTTTCGACAAGCTGATCGGGGAACTGACACCATACGAGAAGAACCCGAGGAAAAACAAGGCCGCTGTCGCCAAGGTGGCGGCGTCTATCCGCGAATTCGGCTTCAAGGTACCGATGGTGATCACTCCGGCCGGGGAGGTCGTGGCGGGGCACACGCGGCTCCTGGCAGCCAAGGAAATCGGCCTGACCACAGTCCCATGCGTGATCGCGGACGACCTGACGCCGGAGCAGATCAAAGCATTCCGGCTGGCCGACAACAAGACGGCCGAATTTGCCGAGTGGGACATGGATCTCCTCATGGAAGAGCTGCAGGACATCGGCGACATCGACATGGAACTGTTCGGCTTTGACACCTCCGTCTTCGCGGAGGGGGGGGGCAGAGGAAAAGGGCTGGTTTGAAGAACGGACACGATACGACAACGACGGCATCGATGAAGAGGACGAAGAATACCAGGAATTCGTCGAAAAATTCAAGATCAAGAAAACGTCCGACGACTGCTACACGCCTGACCAGATATACGACACCGTCGCGAGATGGGTCGAGGATGAATACGGCATAAAACAAAAAAACTTTGTACGGCCGTTTTATCCGGGGGCAGATTACAAAAAAAATAAGTACAAGAAACAGGACATTGTTGTCGACAACCCGCCCTTCTCTATTTTGTCGGAGATTGTAAAGTTTTACATGGAAAAGGGCGTCCGGTTTTTTTTATTTGCTCCGACACTGACCATTTTTTCGAGTGTAAACAGCGAGGCGACGTCGCTCGTGGCATACGCGGACATCACGTATGAGAACGGCGCGACGATCAAGACCTCGTTCATCACCAACCTGGAGGATAAGGCAATCCGGGCAAAAACCGTGCCGGTATTGACAAGGGCAATCATAGAGACAAACAAGGCTCTGCTGCGGGAGCAGCACAGAGAGCTGCCAAAATACAGCTACCCGGACAACGTGATAACGGCCGCGATGATCGGACAGTGGTCTTTTTACGGGATCAATTATGAGCTGCGGAAAAGAGACAGCAAACGCATCAGAGCGCTGGACGAACAGAAGGAAAGAGGAAAGGCAATCTTCGGCAGCGGTTTTTTGATTTCCGAAAAGGCGGCAGCTGAAAAGGCGGCAGCTGAAAAGGCGGCAGCTGAAAAGGCGGCAGCTGAAAAGGCGGCAGCTGAAAAGGCGGCAGCTGAAAAGGCGGCAGCTGAAAAATGGGCGCTGTCAGAACGAGAAATGCATATAATAAAACAGCTCGGAGATGACAAAGAACCGGTGGAAGAAAAAAATCATTGAAAACTGCGAAGCGGCCGGAACATACCGGCCATACTTCGATCCGGTCATCGACACGCTGGCGGACATCCTCTGCAGGCGCGACGAGGCGGTCGTTCTTTACAAAAAATCGGGCGGCACGCCAATCGTAAAACACACAAACAAGGGCGGATCAACCAACCTGGAACAGAACCCGACCTTGCGACTGATAAACGACTACAACCGCGACGCGCTCTCCTACTGGCGCGACCTCGGTCTGACACCGGCGGGACTGAAAAAGATCGACGAGAAGGCCATGAAGACAAAAGAAAAGAGCGCACTCGCGGAAGCCCTGAAAGCGCTTGGATAAAAAAAAATATAAAAAAACCGCCATCGACTATGCCGTCGATGTGGACGCCGGGAAGATCATCAAAGGCAACGAAGAAAAGATGGCGTGTGAGAGATTCCTCAAAGACCTGAAAAGGGACGACCTGACGCTCCGGACAAAAGAACCGGATTTCGTGATCGGGATCGTCGAGCGGCTGATGGTACACCAACAGGGTGAAGACATGCAGGGGCGTCCGCTCCGCAACAAACCCCTGATCCTGCAGCCGTGGCAGGTCTTTTGTGTTTACAACCTCGTCGGATTTTACTACAAGGGCACCGGCATCCGGCGGTTCAAGGAGGGACTGATCGAGATCCCAAGGAAGAACGGAAAGACGCTGTTTATCGCGGCGCTGGCCTTCGGGATCGCACTCCTGGAAAGAAAAAGCGGCTCGAAGATATACATCGCGGCGGCATCCCTGCGGCAGGCACAGGAGTCGTTTAATGACATTTTGTACAGCTTACGGTACCGGCGGATGCTGGATGAATTCCGGATCCGCGACAACAACGCGGAGCACTCGATCCACAAAACGATCGAGGACGAGGAAGGCAGGCCGGAAGGTTCCATCGACATCGAGGCGCTGGCAGCCAACCCGGACAAGCACGACTCGCTGAATTCAAACATTCAGATCATCGACGAGCTCCACAAGGTCTCCGGGTCGGAATATGAACGCCTGAAGGAATCGGGCAAGGCATACCGCAATTCCCTGTGTCTGTGCATCACGACCGCAGGCGACAACGCGAACAGCTTCGCGTGGAGACACCAGGAATACGCGATCAAGGTCGTCAACGGAACGGTCAAAGATGATTCAATGTTCGTCTTCATCTGCCGGGCAGACGTGGACGACAAGGGATACGTGGATTACACAAGCGCCGAGCAGCACCAAAAGGCAAACCCGAGCTATGGAATCACCATCAGCCCGGAAGAGATCATGAACGAGGCACTGCAGGCGCAGAACGATCCGCAAAAAAGAAAGGGATTCCTCTCCCGGTCGCTGAATATCTACACCTCGGCCATGAAGGCATGGTTCGACATCGAGGAATTCCGGAGAAGCGACCGGAAGTATAAGTGGACGCTTGACGAGCTGGCCAAATTACCGGTCAAGTGGTACGGCGGAGCCGACCTGTCGAGGATGTACGACCTCACGGCTGCGGCACTGGTCGGGGTACACCAGGGAACGACGATCATCATCACGCACGCGTTTTTCCCGGTCACCCAGGCGGCCGTCAAGGCCGACGAGGATCAGATCCCGCTCTTCGGCTGGCAGGATGACGGCTGGCTGACGATGTGCAACTCTCCGACCGTCAACTACGCCGACGTGGTGAACTGGTTTAAGGATATGCGCACGCGGGGCTTCAAGATCCGCGTCGTGGGGCATGACAGGAAGTTTGCCGGAAAAGAATATTTCCCGGCCATGAAAAAGGCCGGTTTCCGGATCGTGGATCAGCCGCAGTATTTCTACCTGAAGTCGCAGGGCTTCCGGTACATCGAAAAAGCGGCCAAAGACGGCAATCTGTACTACCTCCACTCGGAGATGTACGAATATGCCGTGCAAAACATTTCGGCGGTCGAAAAGACGGACGACGCCGTACAATACCAGAAAATAGAGCCGGAGCTGCGGATCGATCCGTTCGATGCTTCGGTTTTTGCATGCGTACAGCTGCTCGAAGATGCAAACAGACAGAGTAAAGGCTCTGAATGGTGGGGCAATGGGACTTCTTAAAAGATTTCAAAAGCGCGGCGTGACAGCCGTCTGGATGACACAGGACGGCGGCGATATTTGCATTTCCGGATACACGCCTCTGGACAGATGCCCGGAAATCGTGGCGGCGGTCAACCGGATCGCGGAGCTGGTCAGCTCGATCACAATCAAGCTGATGGCCAACACCGACGACGGAGACGTCCGGATCCGCAACGAGCTGTCGCGGAAGCTGGACATCAACCCGGAAAAGCACATGACCAGGGCAACATGGATGCACGGCATCGTGACGGACATGCTGCTGCACGGCAAAGGAAACGCGATCGTGCTGCCACACACCTACAAAGGACGGATCACCAACCTGGAACCGATCGCGGCGTCGCGGGTATCCTTCCGGGCGATCGGATACCGCGATTACATGGTCGGGATCGACCAGCGGGAATACAAACCGGAAAACGTCCTGCATTATGTCTACAACCCGGACAAGACGTACAAGTGGAAGGGCAGAGGTGTCGATGTGGCGCTCCGGACCGTGGCGAACGCCTTAGAGCAGGCCGACAAGACGAAAAAAGCCTTTTTATCGAGCGAGTGGAAGCCGTCGATCATCGTCAAGGTGGACGCCCTCACGGAAGAGTTTTCATCACCAGCTGGAAGACAGAAGCTCATGGATTCCTATGTCAAAAGCGGGCGGCAGGGTGAGCCGTGGCTGATCCCTGCGGAACAATTCAGCGTCGAGCAGGTCAAACCGCTGACACTCTCCGATCTGGCCATCTCCGACACGGTACAGATGGACAAAAAGATGGTCGCGGCGCTCTTCGGCGTCCCGGCCTTTTTCTTAGGCGTCGGGGAATACAACAAAGCCGAGTACAACGCCTTCATCACCGGAAAAATCATGCCGCTGGTGAAGTCGATCATGCAGGAAAACACAAAGAAGCTGATCATTTCGGAAAAATGGTATCTGACCGGCAACGTGTGGTCACTGCTCGACTACGACCTGAAGGAGATCTCCCAGGTGCTTCTGGCCGGTGCGGACAGAGGCTACGTCAACGGTGACGAGTGGCGCGACCGGATGCACATGAACCCGGCCGGACTGAAGGAATTCAAGATTCTGGAAAACTATATACCGTGGGATATGAGCGGACAGCAGAAGAAACTGAAAGACAAAGAAAGCGAGGACTGACACATGAGAACTGTGAGCGCGGAACTTGTTACAAGAAAAACACCGGGCACATATTACCTGGCCTATATTGTTTCGGACACGGATGTCGCGGCGGGACAGATCACCGGCGCGGACGTGGACGATATGCCGGATGATGCGATTCTGGCGGCAGGCAGCGTGATCCGGACGCCGTCCGGCATGTTGGACGCATTGAAAGACGGCGTTTTCTTCGAGCGCACTTAAAAGGGGGATACCATGGGAAATTTGCATGAAGCGTTAATCGCTGCACTGATGGTTGCGGGCGGAAACGGCAGCTCCGGAGGCGGCGGTGGCGGCGGCGAGTCTACAATTGCGTGGAAACCTACTGTTTCGGCAGACGGCAAAATCTCGTGGACGAGAACATCGTCTACAACAAAGCCCGCCGATCAAAACATCAAAGGTGATAAAGGTGACAAAGGAGATCAAGGTGTTCAAGGTGAGCAGGGAGCGCAGGGTGAACGCGGAGAAAAAGGTGCAGACGGAGCGCCGGGAGCAGATGGATTTTCGCCACAAATTACGATTACGGACATCACGGGCGGACACCGAGTAACGATTATTGACGCGGATCATCCACAGGGACAGTCGTTTGATGTCATGGACGGGCAAGGCGGTGGCGGCGGTTCTGGAAATGAGTTCATTGCAGAGTACGGGGTTACAACCGCGCAAGAGATTATTGCATTCCTCGACAGCGAAGACCCGAAAGCACCGATGGCTGTGAAGCGTGGGAACGATTACTACACGGTTATCACAACATCAAAGCAGGCGGCAAACAAGGTCATCATCCGCACATTCGCTACGCTGAGTGGCGTGTTTTATATTTTCACATACACGATCACAAATGGAACGTGGGCGAATGCGAATTACGGCTTGCAACAGGCGCTTGTCAGCGGAACGAACATCAAAACCATTAACGGACAGAGCATACTGACACCGGGCGATATTCTGATACCAGAAACTGATTATGAAGTCTGTGAGAATGATGTTGGCGGCAACATTATACAGGTCGGGTCAATCACAAAAGGTGGCGTGACGTATGGTTTGTATCAGTTCTATCTTGAAACAGGTGAGTTGCCGAACGCCACAACAGCGGTGTACAGTTTCGCTACGTTGGCGGCTGATTACACAATCGTGAGTTTCATTGACGCAACAGGCGTGACAAGTGATGGCATTTTCATCGGCAACGGCAGAACGGACAACGACAACAGACTGATCGTTCAGCAGTTCAGCAAGAACAGTAAGTCCGTAACCATACGGACGTACAAGGACTTCACGGGCAAAACGGCGCTGCTGAAGATACTGTTCTATGGGACGAAGGCATAAGGAGGGCGACATGGAACGCGAAACAATGCAATACAGGACGCTCGCAATCGAAGGGCGTTTTGAGAAGCGAAGCGACGAGGAAAAACCGAGGATCGAAGGTTACTTCTCCGTCTTTGGCGACGTGTATGAAATCTATCCCGGCATAACGGAATCGTTTGCACAGGGAGCGTTTTCAGATAGCTTGTCAGATGATGTGCGGATGCTGATCAACCACGACACGACGCTTGTGGTCGGACGGACGGCGGCGGGCACAATGACGCTGCGCGAGGACACTTACGGCTTATGGGGATCGGCGCTTGTCAATCCGAAAGACAGCGCGGCGATGGACGCATATGCGAGGGTGATGCGCGGCGATGTGACGCAGGCGTCCATCGGGTTTGAGATCATCGAAGAGGAAGCCGAACACCGCGACGATGGGACTTCACACTACACGATCAAGAAGGTCAAGTTATGGGAGGTATCGGTCTGCACATTTCCTGCGTACAAGGCGACGAACGTGTCGGCCAGGCAGCAGGACAGGCGGGAGGCATTGAGGCGCAGGTCTGACGCCTGGGCACAAAAAGCGAAAGAGAGGTTAAAAGATGGCACTTGAAGCATTGTTGCTGCAGAGAAGAATCGATCAGAAACGCGCGGCACTGAATGAGGTGAACGCGAGGATCGAGGAACGAAAGAAAAACGCGTCGAGGCTGGAAGAGGCAATCGAAGAGGCGCGCGCGATGCCGGAAGAGACCGAAGAGGAAATCAAAGCAAAGCGCGAGGCGGAGGCCGCGATCGACGCGGAGGTCGAACAGTACGCATCCGGAAAAGAGGAAGCGGAAAAGGATGCGGAAGCGGCAAAGGAACTGCAGAATGAGATCGAGGAACTGGAACAGGATCTCGAAAAGCAGGAAACGGAACAGGAAACACCGGACGAAAACGAGCCGGAGGAAGAAAAAAGGGAGGTAAACAAGATGTCTGTCCTTGAAACCAGAGACAAATTTTTCAACATGACCTACGCAGAGCGTGATGCGCTGGTGCGCAGCGATGCCACGCAGACGTGGCTGGGCGAGATCCGCGCACACATGCGCGAAAAGCGCGCGATCCAGAACGTCGGCGTGACGATTCCGGAAGATGTGCTGCCGATCCTTCGCCAGAAGATCGAGGGCTATTCCAAGCTGATGAAGTACGTTACGGTCCGGAAGGTTTCCGGAAAGGCGAGACAGCCAATCATGTCCGGATACCAGGAAGCGATCTGGACGGAATGCTGCGCGGCGCTGAACGAGCTGAATCTGGCATTCTATCAGGAGGAATACGACTGCTTCAAGGTCGCAGGTTATTACGCGTTGTGCAACGCGAATGCGGAGGACAGCGACCTGAACCTCCTGCAGGAAGTGCTGACGGCCATCGGCCAGGCGATCGGTCTTGCGATCGACAAGGCAATCGTGTACGGCCGCAACACAAGCGCGAACCAGAAGATGCCGCTCGGCATCGTGACGCGCCTGGTGCAGACGGCGGCTCCGAGCGGATACCCGGCGGAAGCGCGTCCGTGGGTGGACCTGCACGAGACAAACGTGATCACGCTGGCGGCAGGTCTGTCCGGCACGGCGCTGATCAAGGCAATCGTGAAAAAGTCCGGCGCAGCAAAGGGCAAGTACAGCACAAAGGGCAAGATGTGGTTCATGAACGAAACCACCAAAACCCATGTCCAGAGCGAAACGATCACGACCGATGCGCAGGGCAACATCGTCTCCGGCACCAACAACCAGATGCCGGTGGTCGGCGGCGCGATCGAGGAACTGGAATTTTTGCCCGACAACGTGATTCTGGGCGGCTACATGGATCTGTATGTGCTGGCCGAACGCGCAGGCAACCAGTTTGCAACGAGCGAGCATGTGCGCTTCCTGAACGACCAGACGGTCATGAAGGGCGTGGGACGCTACGACGGCGGCCCGGCAATTCCGGAGGGCTTCATCGTGATCGGTCTGGAAGGCACGACGCCGACGTCCGAGATGACGTTTGCGGCAGACGTTGCCAACCAGGGGGCTTAAAATGTACCGCGTGATAAAGGCCTTCTACGACACGCAGGATGATGATCACTACTACGAGGCCGGTGATCTGTATCCGCGTGAAGGCTTGCGGGTGGCGGAAAAAAGAATCGCGGAGCTGGCGGGAACAAAAAACCGCCGGCGTACCGCGCTGATTGCGCCGGCGCAAGAGGAAGAAGCGCCTGAACAACAGGAAGAGGCCGCGGAAGAAGCTACGGAAACGACGAAACCGGAGGAGATTCCGGAGGAAGCACCGGAAGAATCCGCAGAGAAAAAACCGAAGGCAACAAAGAAAAAGAAGGGCTGAACCATGAGCGAAGAGCAGATCGCGGCATTACTGGCCATGCTGAAGGTCGACATCGGCATTAAGGCGACCGCATACGACAACCGGTTGACGGAATACATCAGGGCGGCGGACAAGTTTATCACCGAAGAAGGCGCAAAGCTTGTCTATGACGATCCGCAGGATTCCCAGATCATCGTCATGTACGCGGCGTGGTTATGGCGGAAGAGAGAATCAGGGGAAGGCATGCCGCGCATGCTGCGCCTGCAGCTCAACAACCGTGTGATGAGCAGAAAGATGCGAGACGATGGATAACGTGATCGAGCTTTTGTCGGCGACAATCGAAAGAGATCAGTACGGAGTGGAACGCCAGACCTACACAGCGCGGGAGGTGTTTTGCCAGGTGCACAGCGTCTCCCGTGCGGAGTTTTTCGACGGCGGCCGCTCCGGCCTCAATCCGGAGTACCAGCTGACAATGTTCGTGGGCGATTACGAGGGCGAAGGGCTCGTCCGGTACGAGGGCAACACCTACGCGGTGTACCGCACGTATAAACCGGACAACTCCGACTACATCGAGCTCTACATCGAGCGGAAAGGCGGATCCAATGGCAAGAACGGTACCGATTGACCGTCTCGGCGCGGAGATCGAAAGAGTCCTGGAGGAATACTCGACCGAGGTCACGGACGACATGAAGGACGCGGTGAAGGAAGTCACCAAGGCCGGACAGCGAGCGGTGAGCCAGGGTGCGAGGGCCGCCTTCGGCGGCACCGGACGATACGCGAGGGGATGGCGCTCAAAGGTCGAGACCGAACGGCTCGGCGCGGAGGGCGTCATTTACAACGCGACCGTTCCGGGGCTTCCGCACCTTTTGGAATTCGGTCACGCCAAAAGAGGCGGCGGCAGGGTCTCGGGAAGGGCACATATCGCGCCGGTCGAGGACAAGATCGTCCGGGAGTTTGAAAGGAAAGTGAGGGCACTGATCACATGACCTATCAGGAAATCGCCGAATTGATCGACGGCATCGGCCTGCCGAATGCCTATTATCAATTCGCGGATCAGACGGGGCAGGAACCGCCGTTCATCTGCTTTTACTACCCGGAAAGCGACGACTTCCACGCCGACAACGGAAACTATCAGGCGATCCGGAGGCTCATCATCGAACTTTACACGGACAACAAGGATTTCATCAACGAGGGGAAGATCGAGGCCGCACTCGGGGCATCGGGGATCCCCTGGCACAAAGAGGAGACCTACATCGACGAAGAGAAGATGTACATGGTCGCATACGATACGGAGGTATTGATCCATGAGTGACACAAACAAAGTGAAATTTGGCTTAAAAAACGTCCACTTCGCGGTGGGCGAGCTCCAGCAGGACGGCAGCGCGACGTTTCAGAAGCCGGTCAGGTGGCCGGGAGGCGTGAGCCTGTCCCTCGAGGCGCAGGGAGACATCAACAAATTCCGGGCTGACGACATCGACTTCTATGTCTCCCAGTCAAACAACGGCTATCAGGGGGATTATGAATCGGCCAAAATCCCGGAAACCTTCAAAAAGGACGTGCTGGGCGAAGTGGAGGATGAAAACGGCGTCGTGGTCGAGGTTTCCGATGCACCGACGAAGATCTTTGCGCTCCTCTTTGAATTCATGGGCGACAAACACGCCACGCGCCATGTGATGTACAACTGCACGTCCTCGCGTCCGTCCGTGGCAGGACAGACAACCGGCGAAACCATCGAACCGCAGACGGAGACGGCATCGCTGACGGCCTCCACGATCTGGAACGCAGCACTGAAGAAAAACATCGTAAAAGCGCGGTGCGCACAGGGCGACGCGGCGTATGACACCTGGTTTGACAACGTCTACATTCCGGGGGCACCCATCACGCCGACAGCCACACGCACCGTCACGCAGAACCTGACGGACGTGACGAGCTCCTTCACAGGAAACTCCGTCGCTGACGGAGAAGCATTCACGGCAACGCTGACGGCAGAGAGCGGCATGACGATCGGCACCGTCACCGTCACGATGGGCGGCACGGACATCTCCGAGACAGCGTGGGATGAAACCACAGGCACGGTCACGATCATATCGGTCTCCGGTGACGTCGTCATCACGGCCAGCGCAAGCTAAGGAGGACGAGGATGTATGAAGTAATGCGCTTCGGCGGGAAAGAAGTCCCGATGGCTGCGACGGCAGCCACGCCGGTTTATTACAAGACCGTTTTCCAGGATGATGTCCTTGCAAAATTCGGGAATCCGGATGCGGAAATCGACTGGGTCGGAAAACTGGCGTATATCATGGCGAAACAGGGGGCGGGCGAAATCGAGTCCGCCTCTTATGACGATTTTGTCAAGTGGCTCGACAAGTTTGATCCGCTCGACATCTTCGGCGTGGAAGAAAACAACGCCGTAATCACACTGTTCGGCAAACAGCAGAAGACGACGGTCGACGCAAAAAAAAAGAGCGTGCGACAGAGCGCAAAATGACAACCGCATTGTTTCACCTCCGGGCGATCCAGCTGGGACTTAACATGTCCGAGCTGGATCGTCTCAATTACGGGGACGTGATCGACATGATCACGGAGCACGGAAACGATTCACACGACTACAAGGCGGTCGCAACCCAGGAGGATTTCGACCGTTTCTGATAGAGGTCAACCATGGCATCACGTATCAAGGGAATCACAATCGAGATCGGCGGAAACACGACAAAGCTGCAGAAAGCGCTGCAGGGCGTCAACTCGCAGATCACGCGCACCAACACCGCCCTGCGTGACGTCGACAAACTTCTGAAATTCAATCCGGGCAACACCGAGCTTTTACGCCAAAAACAGCAGATGCTCGGCACCCAGATCCAGGACACCAAGACAAAACTTCAACAGCTGAAGGCAGCACAGGATTCCATGAGGGCATCCGGCGTCGACAAAAACAGCGCGGAGTTTCAGGCACTGCAGCGGGAGATCATCGAGACCGAGAACAAGCTCAAATCCTTAGAAGGTGAGTTTAAGAACTTCGGCTCGGTCGCGTCCCAGCAGATCATCGCGGCCGGAAACAGAATGCAGGAAGTCGGCAGGAACATTTCCAAGGTCGGGGATTCCATTGCAAGCGTCGGCTCCAAAATGACAAGGAACGTCACCATGCCGATCGTGGCAATCGGTGGCGCTGCGGTTAAGACGGCTGCGGATTACGACGCGGCGATGTCCGAGGTGAGAGCGATCACCGGCGCGACAGACGAAGACTTCCAGCGGCTTTCCGATACCGCGAGACAGTGGGGGACGGATTCCGTCTTCGGCGCGGAAGAAGTGGCCGGGGCGTATAAGTACATGGGCATGGCCGGATGGGATGCGCAACAGATGCTCGACGGCCTGCCGGGCGTTCTAAACCTTGCGGCGGCATCCGGGGAAGACCTGGCAATGGTATCGGACATCGTAACGGACGGCCTGACGGCCTTCGGCTACGGTGCGGAGGATGCGGCCCGCTTCGCGGACGTTTTGGCAGCGGCCGCGACAAATTCCAACACGAACGTCGCCATGATGGGGGAGGCTTTCAAATTCGCGGCACCGATAGCCGGATCTTTGGGTTATTCCATCGAGGACGTTGCCGTCGCGATGGGCCTTATGGCGAATGCCGGCATCAAATCCTCGATGGCCGGAACGACACTCCGCACGATCCTGCAGAACATGACCAACCCGACCGAAACCCAGGCGCACGCGATGGAGCTGCTCGGGGTTTCTCTGGAAGACGGCGAGGGCAACATGCTCTCCTTCCGCGAGGTCATGGATCAGCTGCGCACCGGATTTGGTGAGCTGAAGATCCCACAGGAAGAACTGACCAGACAGATGACGGAGCTGGATGCGGCCTTCGATGACGGAACCTTGTCCGAGGAACAGTACGCCGCAGCGCAGGACGAACTCATGCGGAGAGCCTACGGAGCGGAGGGCGCTCTGAAGGCGCAGGCGGCGGCACAGCTGGGCGGCGCACGTTCGATGTCCGGTCTTTTGGCCATCATCAATGCGGCACCGGCCGATTATGAGAAATTAACGAACGCGATCAACAACTCCAAAGGCGCGGCCGAGGGCATGGCGGACGTCATGCAGGACAACCTCAAAGGCGAACTGAAGAAGCTCAAAAACAACCTGAAAGAAGTCGGGATCCAATTCGGCACCACCATGATGCCGTCGATCCGGAAGGTGGTCGACCAGATCAAGGATCTGGTGAAGTGGCTGCAGAACCTCTCCCCGAAACAGCGGGAGCAGGTCGTCAGAATCGCGGCCATCGCGGCGGCAACCGGGCCTATTTTGGTGGCCGGAGGAAAAGTGATTTCCATGTTCGGCAAGCTCGTCACAGGAGCGGGCAAGGTCGTCACGGGCTTTGGCAAGCTGACCACTGTCATGATCGCCCATCCTTACGCGGCGGCAGCCGTGGGCGCGGTGGCACTCGCGGCCGGGATCACGAAGATCGTCGACGCGATGACGGAGACGCCATACGAGGCATTTTCGGCCAAGATGGCAACGATCCGGGAAGAGATGGCATCCGTCAACGAAATGACGGCACAGTACCAACAGCTCGACGCGACGAGAAGACAGAACATCGAGGCGGTCGCTGCGGAAATGCAGCACAGCCAGAGCTTAAAGGCCGAACTCGACGGCCTTCTGGCATCCGACCGCGAACTGACTGCGGCGGAGCAGGAAAGGGCAAACTTCATCGTCTCGACGCTGATGGAATCCCTCGGCATCGAGTACGACAAAAACGGAAACCTGATCGAACAATACCAGAACATGGCGGGTGAGATCGACGCCCTCATGGAAAAACAGCGCCAGAAGGCCTTCCTCGCGGCAAACGAGGAAATGTACTTCGAGGCCATCAAGAGAGAGGAACAGGCGCACAGGGAGGCGCGGGAGGCCTACAATGCATATATGGAGGCCATGACCTCCCTGCAGCCTCTCATGGACGCGCAGACGGCCGCACAGAACGCCCTCGCAGACGCACAGGACAGATACGCCGGAACGGCAGATTCCACCGGGACATTATTCCAGACGCAGGAGATGGCGCTATCGGACGCCACGATGGCATACGAAAGCGCAAGGGCGGAGGTCGAGGCCTTATATCAGGAATTCGTCGCTGCGGACTCGGCGGCATCCGGATACACCGCAACGATCGCAAACTACCAGGCAGCGGCGGCGGCGATCCAGTCCGGGTCCGACGGCGCGGCGCAGGCCGTCGAGCGGTTGAACCAGAACTTCATCACGGCATCCACCGGCACGGCGACAGCCCTGGCAAACCAGGTCACGGAAGCAAATGCAATCTATGAGGAATTAAGACTTTCGGTCGAAAACGGATACCTGGAAGCCGAAGACGCGGCGGTGCAAGGTGCGCTGAAGCTGGTCGAGGATTCCCTCGCGGAATTCGACAAGCTGCCGGAGGAAGCAAAGGCGGCGGTGGATCCGCTCGGCACATCCTTGCAGCAGGGCATCGAGGCCGCAAGAGGCAACGTCCAGACAGCGTCCCAGACGATCACAAGGGCGGGCGTCGATACGATGGCGCAGGAAGGCAGGGCTGCGCAGGGATCCGGAGAAAACACCGGCAGAGCATACGCACAGGGCATCGCGTCCAAAGAAGGAGAGGTCAGGGCGGCGGCAAGACAGCTGGCAAACGCAGCCAATCAGGAAATGAAGGCCGTCCAGATGATCAAATCACCGTCGAGGCGCTGGGTCGGCTACGGCGAAGACACCGGCGAGGGTTATGTCATCGGCATGCTGAACAAGGTCAAGGCGGCCCAGGCGGCAGCGAACAAGCTGGCGGTCGCTCCGGACATCTCGGCCGTCAATACATCGGCCGCGCCTTTTGCTTCGCAAAGGAGGGCGCAGACCGTACAGACGGAAACGAGGTTCAATACGGTCCTGTCACTTTTGTCTGACCTTGTCCAGATCGTCGCGGAAGGCGGCGACGTCTACATCGACAGGGATGTGCTGGTAGGAGAAGTCGCGCCGGGCATAAACAGAAACTTAGGCATCAGATTCAGAGGACGTCTGGCATGAATATCAGGAACTTTCGACTGTTCAATAACGACGGCGCGGAGTACAACTTGACAACGCGGGATCACTTCCTGCACACCCCGGCCGGGCTTGGCTATACAAAAGAGACGGAGTTTCAAAGGCTCGGGGATCAATACATCATCCTTGACGATGCCTTCGCACAGGCACAGATCACCGGGGAGGTGTTTTTCCCGAACCCGAAGCCCTACGACAAGTATTTTGATTTTGTCCGGTTTTGCCAGAACACGCCGCTCTATCTCTTGTATAAACCCTCCGAGCGGGAATTCCGCAGGGTCGTCCGGCTCGGCGCGATCGGCAAAGAGGAGCTGCAGGCGGGCGGCCTAAACGTGACAGTCTCCTTCGATTGTCTGACCTTGTTTTATGAACAGTTTAATGTATTCGGCGACGCCTCCGAAGCGGAAAACGGAAAGACCTACAACTACAAGTACAACTATCGGTACTCTTCCGCATCGGCAAATACGATCGTTTTAGATTCCGACAGCTACGCGGAATCTCCGTGCGCGATCTACATCTACGGCGAAGCAGTCAACCCGGTCTGGCGGCATTACGTAAACAATGTCCTGTTTGCGACCGGCGCGATCAATGCCACGATCGAGGCCGGGCAAAAGCTGAAGATCGACACGACGGAGATCCCTTACAGCCTAACAAGGGTCGACATGGCAAACAGATTTGTGGCCGACGTCTACGCGGAAGGCGATTTTTCGACGGAGAGATTCATCACACTGCGGCATGGCAGAAACACGATCTCCGTCTCACACGACACGGCCTCACCGCTGACGGTGGCGCTGGAAGCGAGGATCGTATATGCAAGTGTATAACCTCGAAATCTTCACACCGGACTTCACGATGCGGGAAAACGGACACGCGACCGTCCCGGCCGCGGAATACGTCGAGGACTACCTTTCACCGACGGAGACGATGATCACCGCGCCGAAGGGCGTCAACGTCGCGGTCGGGGATTACGTGAGACTGACGGACGATATTTGCGGCGTGGTGACGAACCTCGACCGGAATAATTCCTGGGAGACGCTGATCTACTTTTTGCCTTTTACGGCTCTCTTTGCGTTCGATGTCATGTTCGATACGAACTGGCAGGGGCAGGGATCCTTGGAAGACCGGATTGCGCAGATCATCACCGACACACTGATCGAAAACGAGGACACCTATCAGAATGTGCCGGGGCTTTCGGTCACAACGACATCATCGACGACCGGCTGGGGATTCAACCTCAAAGCGTTGACGGAGGGAACGCACAAGCTGATCATCAACATGCAGGAAACGATCCTCAAACGGGCGCTGCAGGAGTTTTACGTAGCCGTCCATGTGTCGGTCGACTTCAACCAGAAGACGATCGCGGCCACCGTGGGGACGGTCCCGACGGCAAATGAACTGATCGAGTCCGACCTGCCGAACATCATCCGGAAGTCGATCACGCTGGATACGAGAGAATATGCGATAAATAAGCTCATTCTCTACGACACAGACACACTGTCCCAGGTGATCACGTATTACCTGCACCCGGACGGCACATACGACACACAGAACAGGGACCGCCTATCCCCGGTCGAATTTTCGATCGAGGCCACCTACAACGAGGGCGGGGACTTCCCAACCTCCGCAGCATCCAGAGCGCGGGAGGTGTTCGGATACGAAAAGATCGACAACCTGATCGAGATCGAAGTCCAGAAAAACGACACGATGGTCGACGTCATCGGGGCAAAGGTCGGGCAGGAAGTCACGGTTTTGTCGGACGGCAAAAGATACACGTCCATCGTCACCGGAAAAAAGATATCCAGAACGGCAACGCTCATTATGGGCGCGATACGGCTGGATCTAACGCAACAGATAGGAGGGTAACATGTCAGACAGATGCAGACTGGTAACATTTTTAGGGGAAAACGTCACGCCGCTCAACGATGCGCTGATCTATGATGCGGCCATCAACGGCGACGGCTTTTTCTACGGCGGTGAACTCACGATCAAAAACGCGAACACGCTGCACATATCGGCCGGATACGGTATCATCGCCGGTCGCGAGTTTGAGATCGTGGATTCCGACATCGCGCTCTCTCTCACAACCGGAGGAACGCACAAAGGCCGCGTCTATATGCACCTCGACCTGTCCAACACGGCGGACCCGTGCGACGTCATGACACAGACCGGGACAAGCATCTCCCCGCCGCAGCAGGATACGAACGTGAACATCTTCAACGGCATCTACGAGTTTGACATGGCCTACTTCGACATCAGTCAGACCACGATCTCGAACCTGCAGGTGGTCACGCCCTACGTCGACGCGAACGGAATCCTCTCGACGATCGCCGACCTTGCGGAGTCTCCGACGACAAAAGCATACCGCGAGGGGGAATATTTTGTATATAACGGCCGGCTCTATGTCACCACCACGGCCATCGCCCAGGGTGCGGAGCTGGTGGTCGACACAAACATCATGAAGACCACCATCGAATCCATGGTACAGCAGGTCTCCGGCATCGCACCCAACCCCATGAAACATGTCTCCGCAGCTGCGCGTGACGGCGCTGTATCCCTCCGGATGACACCACCGGACGACACGGTGGTCGACGGCCAGTACCTCGCATACGTCGCGGGCTTCCGCCTGGTACGGAAGGAAGGAAGCATCCCGCAGAACGAAGCGGACGGCACGCTCCTCTTCGACCTGCAGGGCGACGCCATGTCGCAATATGTCCACACCCCGTATGACGACACCGGCCTCACGAACGGCACGACCTATTATTACAGGTGGTTCCCGTACTCGGTCACAGGGACGGTAAACTCCTCACTCACCGGCAACACGGCGCACGCCACCCCGCAGCCGTATAACCTCTTCGGCTTCCACTATTCAGAAAACGACTCCTCTCCGGCATCCGTCACCTACCCGGCGGACGTCGACAACGCGTCCTTCACGCCGTTTTCGATGAACTTAACGAGCGGCGTCCCGAACTATGGCGATTGGGATCCGGAGGATCCGGCGGTGTCCTGGCTCTTCCCGAAGAGCTGCATGCTGAAGTATGACGGCACCGTGGATTATTACCTCGACGAGAACGACGAAACGAAGAAGGCCGACGGAACGGCCTCGGACGTGACCAGCACCGCCTATGCCGGCAACGCGATGATGGAATGGGGCCAGAACGGCCGGAAGATCTACTGGAAGGTCGTCCCGGATGCCGACGGAAAAGGCTTCACCTTCTATGTCGCGAACGCGCAGGTCGATTCCTCCTTCGAAGCATGGAACCACTACAACGCGAACGGCCAGCTGGTCGATCACTTCTACACGCCGAAGTATTTCGGATCGCACGACGGCACGCGCCTCCGTTCGATCTCCGGCGCGGCGAACTACGTCAACACGGCCGGAACGAACGAGATCGCGAAGGCGAAGGCAAACAACCCTTCCGGATCCGCCGAGATGTGGAACATCGAAAATTGGTGCGACCGCTTCCTGATTTGGATGCTGCTCGTCATGATGGGCAAGAACATGAACACGCAGGAAGTCTACGGACAGGGCAGATGCGCCTCTGGGAATACATCGGCGGTCGGAAATAGCACACTGAACGGCAAAGGGATGTTCTGCGGATATGCCAACCAGACATCCGACGTGAAGGTCTTCGGCATGCAGGGCTGGTGGGGCAACCTCTGGAGGCGGTGCAACGGCCTGATCAACAACCGGGGCACGGTGAAGATCAAGCTCACCTACGGGCAGCAGGACGGCTCCACAGTGGACGGCTACAACACCGACGGATCCGGATACATTAACCACGGAACGATCGGCGGGGGCACGAACGGCGGCTCGATCTCACACTGCAACATCACGGAGAAGGGCCTCACGACGAACACGATGTCCGGCGCGGGGAATACCTACTACTGTGACGGCGGATGGTTTAATAACGGCCAGAACAACTTCGCGATCGTCGGCGGGTCCTGGACCTATTCCGCGCTCGTGGGCGCGGGGTGCGTCGTCCTGCGCAACCCCGTCTCGTATGCGGGCGCGAACATTGGGGCGGCGCTGTCTTGTAAACCACTTGCATAAGAGGGTGAATTGCGAAGCAAGAGGGGGAAGCCATTCCCCCTCACAAATATACGGGATTTGATTTGCGGCGATCGTCGGCGGGAACTGGAACAATTCCGCGCTCGTGGGCGCGGGGTACGTCAACCTGAACAACCCCGTCTCGAATGCGAACACGAACATTGGGGCGGCGCCATCTTATCCAAAATCGGTACGAAAACAAAATGCAGATCATATTCCGCAGCCCACGCTGAAAATCAACTTGCAGCAAGCATCTGTGAGTAGCACGTCGAAAGCGGATGAGAGGATAAGACATGAAAAGCTATAACCATCTGTACGAAACGGCAATCTCCGAGGAAACGCGGAGGAAAGCCGTCCACAAGGTCATCCTCGGCAGGAAGAAGAAGGCAAAGCTGAAGCGCTACATAGAGGACGAGGACAAGGCCGTGAAGGACGCGCTGCGCTGGATCGGGGAATACGAAAACGAGTACCACACACCTCGGATGATATACGACGGTTTCCGGAGGAAACAGCGGACGATCATCGTCCCGACCTTCAAGGAGCTGGTTGTCCAGCACTGCGTCGTCGAAGCGATGAAGCCGGTATTCCTCAAAGGAATGTACGAGCACTCCTACGCTTCGATCCCGGGCAGGGGTGCACACCTGGCAAAGAAGGTGATCGAGAAGTGGATCCGGAAGGACGCGAAGAACTGCAAATATGTCATGAAGCTCGACATCCGGCACTTCTTTGAATCCATACCGCACGACCGGCTGAAAGAAAAGATCCGGAAGAAGATCCACGACAAGCGCCTGACTGATCTTGTGGAAAAGATCATCGACGTCACGGACAGAGGTCTTCCGCTGGGTTTTTCACGAGCCAATGGCTTTCAAACTGGTATCTGCAGGGCTTAGATCATTACATCAAAGAAGGCCTGCAGGCGGCGCACTATGTCAGATACATGGACGACATGGTCATCTTCGGGAGCAACAAAAAGAAGCTCCACAAAACAAGGAAAGCGATCGAAGCGTATCTCGAAACGGAAGGCCTGCGGCTGAACGACAACTGGCAGGTGTTCCGTTTTGATTATGTGAAAGACGGAAAACGTAAAGGCCGCGACCTGGACTTCATGGGCTTCCGGTTTTTCAGAGAACGGACAATCCTGCGGAAGTCGATCATGCTGAAGGCCACCAGGAAGGCGCGGAAGATCGGAAAGAAGGAAAAGCCGACGATCTACGACATCCGGCAGATGTTGAGCTACCTCGGATGGATCGACGCGACAGACACCTACGGCATGTACCTGAAGTACATCAAGCCATATGTGAATTTTCAATACATGAAACGGCGCATCTCGCGCCACGACAAAAGGAGGAGCAAATGAACATCGTATTTTATCCGCGAGAAGGATACATGGAAACCTGCGAGGCGGTGGACACGACATCATCCCCCTCGATCGTTTATCTCCGGAAGAACATCCGGAGGGAAGAACGGCAGGACGAGCAAGGCGTGGTCGAGTTTTGGAAGTATGACGAGGCGGAGCTGACGCCGGAAGACTACGCCGAATATTTAGAAATCGCGTCCGTGGTGGAGGCGGTGAACAGCGACACGGCACAGGTCCTCGAAACGCTCTTAGGAGGTGCGGCATGACTTTGGATGAACAACTCTACATGGCAAAACAGATGAACAAGGCGATGAAGCTGGCGCTCGAGAATACCCCGCTTGATGACTCCGAGATGATGGAAGTGGCCGACATGTACGACGCATGGGCACCCGGGATCCAGTACAAGGCGGACAAGATCGTGAAGTACGGAAAAAACATCGACGGCGACACGCAGCTGTACATTGTGCTGCAGGCGCACACCTCGCAGGCAGACTGGACGCCGGACGCCGCGGTCTCACTCTTCAAACCGATCGGCATGGGCTGGGACGGCATCCCGGTCTGGACGCAGCCCTACGGCGCGGGCGATGCCTACCAGACGGGCGACCGGGTGCACTTCCCGACAGCAAGCGATCCGGTCTATGAAAGCACCATGGACAACAACGTATGGTCTCCGGAGGCGTACCCACAGGGATGGAAGAAAATCTGACAATCACGGATCAGCTGGTAGGTGAAATCGCACGCCTCTCCCGGCTCTGCCGGATGCAGGAGGAAGTGATCACAAGACTGTCACAGCTGGCGCAGGCCATGTCCGAAGAGCTGGCGCAGCACCGGGCGGTGGATCTCGAAAACAAAATCTTGAAGGAGTTAGAAGAGCAGGGATGGATCAGAACAACATAACTTTAATTATCGTCGCATTGATCGGCCTCTTCGGCTCCGGTGGGATCTGGACGTATTTAGATCACCGCCGGGCAAAGAGAGAGGCAAAGCACGAGGCAAAAACCGCACAGGAACAGGCACAAACGGACGCGATCATCGCCCTGGCAAGGATCGAGCTCGTCCGGGAATCTCTCCGACACATTGAGAAGGGGTGGATCTCGATCGAGGAGGCCGACGCTTTGGAAGCACTTTATACACCGTATGAGGTGTTGGGTGGAAATGGTAACGGTAAACGCTTATATGAGCAGGCGGTAGACCTGCCCAGGCAAACAGGAAGGAGAACAGACAGATGAAAATGAGCAACGAAGTTTATGACAAGCTGAAATTTGTCGCGCAGATCGTATTGCCGGCAGCTGGCACCCTTTACTTCGCGCTGGCCGCGATATGGGGGCTTCCTTACGGTGAGCAGATTGTCGGAACGATCACGGCAGTCGATGCTTTCCTCGGTGCACTGCTCGGCATCAGCACGGCGCAGTACAACAAAGAAAACGGAGGCTGACCATGGCAAAAGGGATTGATGTATCTGCCTACCAGGGAAATATCGACTGGAGGGCGGTCAAAGCGTCGGGAATCGATTTCGCCATCATCAGAGCAGGGTTCGGCGTATCGGCCGGACAGATCGATTCCAAATTCAACCGGAACGTACAGGAGGCAAAAAACGCAGGCTTGCACATCGGCGCGTATTGGTTCCTGTACGCGTTAAACGAGGCACAGGCGATCCAGAACGCAGACGCGTTCGCTTCCGTCCTGGCGCGGTGGAAGGGGTACTTTGATTATCCGGTCGCGGCGGATTACGAGTATGATTCCGACAACTACGCGGCACGCTGCGGGGTCTCCATCTCCAAAGATCTGCGGACGCGGATTATTTTCAAATTCTGCGAGCGGATGGAACAGCACGGCTATTACTGCTCGAACTACATGAACCCTGACTATATCTCGAAGGTCAACTACCAGCAGCTGGCACGATTCGACCTTTGGCTTGCGTACTGGGGGGCGTCAAACCCGACCAGAGAATGCGGCATGTGGCAGTCGTCGAGCAAGGGGCAGGTGCCGGGCATCAAAGGAAACGTGGACATGGACACATCTTACCGGAATTATCCGGACATCATCCGGGGCGGAGCGCTCAATCATCTGACGAAGGCGCAGGAGCCGGTACAGGATGATCCGGAAGTACCCGTCATGCCGCCGCCGGAAGAACAAGAGCCGACAAAACGCATCGAAAAGTACACGGTGGTCAGGGGAGACACCCTTTCCGCGATCGCGCAGCGGTATGGAACATCATACCTGCGGATCGCAAAAGACAACGGCATCGCAAACCCGAACCTGATTTATCCCGGACAGGTTCTGACCATTAACACGTGAGACTCGTTCTGCTGGTGGCGGCCGCCTCGATCACCATCGCGGTCGTCATAACAAAAACGCTGTCCTGGCTGTTCGACACACTCGATCCGCCGGGCGACACGGAGCCGTATTGAAGAAGCTGCTCGCGGCGATCGCCGGGATGGTCGTCCTTTTTGCATACTTCGGATGGCTCTGCTTTCTGGAAGCAATGAAGGGAATCGAACTTGATTAAGATCATTCTTTTTGTTGTGGCGCTCGCGGCCATCGGATGGTACGCGGCGCTATCTGATTAAGCGGGTTTTCTTTTCATCCATACAAAGCGCGGGAGTCGTCCGACTGCGGCTCCTGCGCATCCTCCTAAAATATCTTTGTGTTTTCCAGAAAAAGTGTTATAATAGGCAGGTACGAGGCCAAAATACACATCGCCAGCACACACGAAGCCAAAAAGCCGCGTCAACACTACGGCTTAAGGCAAGGAGGACAGGTTCCTCGTATGTAAAACCGGCCGGAATTCTCCCGGCGAGCACATCGGCGGAGACATCAAGAATGCCGGCAACCTTAAAAAGCATATCGGCGTCGAGGGAATTACGGCCATTCTCCCAATTTGTAACCGTGGGCTTTGATACACCACAGGCGCGAGCAAGATCGGCCTTTGTCATTCCTTTCTTTTCACGAAATACCGTTATATTTTTTTGGATTGATTTCTTGTATTTTCCCATAAAAGCACCGCCTTTATACGCTATATCGTTATTATATGCACATTATTTAACGATTTCAATACAAAGTTAGCAAAATGTTAAAAAAATCGTTGACAGTAAGCCACGGCTTTACTATAATGCAAAATAGGGTTAGCGATGTGTTTACTCGGAGGGGAGAATGGTCTGCACAAGAATCCATAATTACATCAAGGAAAAAGGAATCAAACAAAGCGCAATCGCCGCAGGAATAGGCTGCACAAACTCTCTATTAAGCCAGTGTCTCACAGGAAAAATAAAAATGAGTGCGGACATGATGTTCGATATCTGTGATTTTATAGGCGTGTCACCGGATAAATTCAAAGACACCGGCGAGGGCAACGAATGAAGATCATCTACCTCTGCGACGGCAAAGTCGAGGACTGCACCAAGACCGGATGCGGCCTGATACATGAGGGAGGGTTCTGTTTTCATACGACCAGGGAAGACCACGCAAAGAACAAGCCACCGCAGATCTTCCGCAGCCTCGATGGCGATAGAGACGAGTTGATCCTTATAGAGATGGAACCGGGAGACAGATCATGGCAAGAACTGACACAAAGATTGAAATAGAAATCACCGGGAAAATAACGGACGACTGCGCACACCGGGCGCTCGTGCTGCTGAACTGGTATTTACAGGATAATCCGCTGGAAAAGCCGATCGTAAACCGGATCGGCGGGGACACCGAATACTACAGAATCACGATATGCCAGGAAGGAAGCGACCGTCCGAGCGTCTAAGGAGGAGGAAACAGAGTGCCACGCGTAAACATCGGAGACCAGAGATCGCGCATCCTGCGCGGCATACTGACAGATCGCGGCCTCACCGGGGCGGGTATAGCAAAGCTCCTCCGGAAACCGGTCAGCACGATCAACTACCAAATCGACCACGCGGAGAGCATGCCGATCGACCGGCTGATGGAATATGCCAACATCGCGGCCATGACGGATGCGGAGATTGCAAAGGTGGTGAGAGGATGAATATCCGGAGGTGCACGGCATAAAACCAACAACGACAGGAGGTACATCGATGTTTGAAAAATTCGGAGAATTTGATTCCTGGGAAGACATCAACAAGGCGGCAGCAGGTTTCAAGGAAGAAGGCGACGCGGACAGCCTGCTTGCCCTGGCAAAGGAAAACGGGATCAGCGCGGATGCCGTCACGGATTATGTCGCCGGCGACACGGACAGTCTCTGCACCGCGACGGATGCAGCGATCGGCAGGCTCGAGATCGAAGCGGAAGACAGCAGTGAGGGCGAAGGGCAGATGCGCGTCATCCGGAACATGGCATCGGCCATGATCATCGAGGACGAACGCTTCGCCGCTGCGGTCACGAAAAAAGGAAAGCGCCTGGAGGAAGTGCTGAAACGGATGCGCGAGGAAGCGCGGAAGAGCCAGAAGAACGGCGTGGGCTGTGTCTGCGGAACAGACCGCGACCTGCAGAAACGGATCCGGGACTATTACGAGGGAAGCGCCGCATGATCATCAAAAAGAAACTGCTGGAGCAGCCGCCGGTGCCGCTGACCGGATGGAAAAAGCCAAGAAAGTCACGGACGCTCTTCCGTGAAGACGGGTATATCCTTACGGCCCAGATCACGGAAAACGGCACGGTGCTGGAAATCGACGGCTACTCCAGGGATAAAGGGAATCTCCTGTTCCGGCATTTTGTCGATCAGACGCACTATCTGACATACAACGCGGTCACGGAAAAGTGGCATGCCGACTCCGTGGAAACCATCTTTATATGGGGACATCACAGGACGCAGCGTGCGGAAAACTTCGACGAAACGGTGCAAAGGTTCTGCGGTGAAAAACATTGCGGGGACGGCATCTTTGCGGTCGAACGCTATGAGAACGGAATCAACCGGAGGAAGCGGATGAAGGCGGCCGAGCGGAAGCAGGAGCGGATCCGGAAACGCCTGCGCATGATCACCCCGCCGCTCCCTGCGGGATTCCGGCGGTGGGCGCTGAAACAGGCGTCAAAGAAAAACGGAAACTCCGTCCATGTCAAGCTGATCCAGCCGACGGGCGGCCGCTTCGTGGAACGTATTTTTGCCGTTACGACTGTCACGCGCGGGAAAACACGGGAGGCAGTCCTCTCGGAGCTGGTCAGGGGATTCGCAAAAGATGTGAATACCTTCTGGGAGGAGTGGTATTACGGCTGCAAGTACGGAAAGGCCGGGAAGAACCAGAGCTTCTGGGATCGCAAGAGCCCGTCCCTCTGCCTGATGGTGCCGAAGAAAACCTATTTCTACATGGGAACGGTAAGCGAGATCGGACTGACCAGGCAGCAGGAGGAAACGCTGCGCTGCTTTTCAAAGGAGTATATCGACTTCGACGCGCTGCGTCACTTCGCGGGGAGGTATCCGCAGATCGAAATGCTGGCCAAGCAGGGATACCTCGCGATCATCCGGGACTTCATAAAAGAGGGAGCGGTGCAGATCGACAAAAAGGCGAAGAATGTGCGCGACATGTTCGGCCTGACGGACGACCAGGCATACCGCCTCAGGGAGTTGAGGCAGCACGGGATGAAGGCGGTGCGGATCCTGCAGATGGAGCGGAGGAAGACCCCGGAGGATGTCATGCGGATCCTCCTGCGTTCGGCAAATCTCGCGCTGAAGGAAATGGCGGAGCTGTCCGCGCGCGGCTTTGATATCGCCCACATGACAAAAGCCATCCTGAAGGCATACGGCGGGAATGCCGTCAAAGCGCAGCAGATGTACATCTACAGGGACTATCTCGCGATGGCGGAAGTGCTCGGCATGAATCCGCATGACGAAATCGTATACCGCAACAGGCGCTTTCCGGAGCTGCATGACGACTATGCGCAGGAGGCAAACCGCAGGAAATCCGAGAAGGATCGGAAGGCGCGGGAACGGAAGTTCAAGAACATCCGGCGCGACGCGGAGCGCAACCGGAAGATCTTCGGATATAAGGACCGGGATTTTGTGATCATTGTTCCGGAATCGGCCGGGGCGATCATCGACGAAGGACAGGCCCAGCATCACTGTGTCGGCGCGTCTGATGCGTACATCAAAAAAATGAACGAGCGGAAAAGCTTCATCCTCTTCTTGCGCCGGCGCAAGAGCGAACAGGAGCCGTATTACACAATTGAATGCACGGAGTCCGAAGTGCTCCAGATGCGGGCCGCATTCAACAGGCAACCGGATATCAAGAAGATCAGGGCATTTATGAGCAAGGTCATGAAACACGCGAAGAAGGAAATCGCCAGAGAAAAGAAGGAGGCGCTTGCGGCGGCAGGCTGAAACAGATGAACGAACTGACCACATACCAGAATTACGAGCAATACAAGGCGGTCATGGACCGGACCATGAATGAGACCGCAAACAACTTCGTCCGCATCGGGTATCTGCTGGCCGTGGCAAGAGATACCGGGATCCTGGACGGCTCCGGCTATGCCGGGATGGGCGAATTTGCCCGCACGGAATACGGCCTGGAAGAATCGCAGACCTCGCGCTTTATCGCGATCTGGGAAAAATACGGGACAGGCGAGGGTGCGCTGCAGGAAAAATACGAGGGATACGGGCAGGCGAAGCTTGCCGAAATGCTGACGCTACCGGATGCGGTCGCGGAGGTCCTCCCGAAAGAGCTGACACGCGAGGAGATCCGCGAAGTGAAAAACGAGGTCCGCGCGGAGGAGGAAATCACCCCGATAGAGGTCATGATGGAGCCTGCGGAAAACACCGGAGACATCCTGTTCGACCTGCTGAAAGCGTATTTCGAGGACGAGGGGCACATAAGGGAGTTCCGCGCACTGTTCGGTACGCATAGCGGCAGCGCAAGCGATGTCGTAATGGATATCCTTGCGCCAGGAGGATATGCCGTGCTCGGCGCACGCGTCCCCGGTGTCGGCCGCCTGATGCTCTCAATCCGCGGCGCGGAGCAAAAGCCGGTCCTGTCCAACATCCGCGAAAACACAAAGACGGAATATGACTGGGAACAGATATGCGTAGCGCTCGACAGGATCGTAGACAACACAAACACCCCGGAGGAGCGGTATCTCGAGCTGTACGGCAGGGAGCTTCCGGAAGAAAAGAAGAAGGAAGTAAAACCGGAGAAGCCGGCCGGAGACGAAAAGAAGAAAAAACCGGAAAAGAAAAAGCCGGAAAAGAAGAAAACGGAGAAAAAGGTCAAAATTGCGCGGGCACAACCGCAAAAAGAGGAAAAGAAGGAAAACCCGCCGCAGGAGGAAGGGGAGCTTGATGCGGAAACAAGGGACGAGCTCGGAAAAATCGTTTCAAAGATGGACAGTGCGTGGACCGCGCTGAACAGGGACGGGGAGCGGTACCGGAAGCTGATGGAAAAGGTGGCCGAGATCGCAAGGCAACGCGCGGAGGAGAAGGCGGTGAGGGAATGAAGATCACGATCGATCTGACGCCGGAGATGGCGGAAAAGCTGGAGGAACGGACAGACAAGGCGATCCGGGAGATGAAGGAAAGTGGCTTCGATTTTCGCGACTGGACGCCGGAACTGGAGGCAACGACCATCCTCCGGATGGCGCTGAATAAAAATGACTGAAGGGGCGATGCTCGGGACGATCCTCTTTTTCGGATGCGTCCTGATCATGTTTATCGGAATTATAGGGGAAATCATCACAGGGGGAATCCAGGATGAAACTGAAGAGCGTCAAACACGCCGTGATTGTCGCATGGATGATGGCCATCGTCGGGATCGTGGCAAAGGAAAAGGAGGACGAGATGCGGCTTTTGAACGTGTCGGTCGAAGTGACCGACGACCAGTACATGGCGCTGAAAAGACGCGCCGCACGCGTCGGAAAGACGCAGGAAGCGTGGACAGTCGACGACGAGATCAACTACACGGCAGCCGCCGCACTGGCGGTCATGGCCGACGAGGAGCTGCGGAGGGAACGTGTCGCGCTCCGGAACGCGCAGATCACGGAAGACTTTATCGTTGACGGCGACGCACCGATCAGAGTGACACAGGCGCACAGGGAGGTCGAAGAGCCGACCTTGAGCGACGATCCGAAAGGGGAGCCGGAGGCTGTAACTGCAAATAAGATAGCGGATAACACAGACAACGCATATTTGTTCATGCAGGACATCACGGTGGAAGAAGCCGACCTCCTTGTGCGCTGTGTATATGCGGAAAACGGAAACCAGTCGTTCGAATGCAAGACGGCCACGGCAGAGGTGATCCGGAACCGGGTACTTGATCCCAGGTTTCCGGCAACCGTCACGGAGGTGATCAACGAGCCGGGCCAGTTTGCGGTCGTGGCCAACGGCCGGATCAACAACGTCACGCCGGACGAGGACACAATCAAAGCGGTCGAGACCGCGCTGCGCGGAAGCAGAACGATACCGACGGACTATATCTATTTCAACAACGCACCGATCGGATCCGACGCGATCCGGATCGGGGATGCATACTTTGGGAGGTGACGGATGAAAATCACATTGGAATTTGACAACCTGCGTGAAATGCAGAAGGTCATCGACCAGCTCTTCATATTGTTCCCGGAAGACCTGAACCCGGAGGGGGGGGGTACGGAGAAAACGGAATCGGCCGGGGAGGTCGCGAAGCGGCTCCGCGTTGACCATGACGAAATCCTGCGCATGAAGGCGGAAGGTATGACCGCCAGGGCGATCGCCCAGGCAACCGGCAACGGCTATTCGACCGTATGCCGTGTGATACAGGAAGCGAGGAAGAAATGAACGAGCTGAGCATTTTCAAAACAGAGGAATACGGAGAAGTCCGCACGACAGTCATCGAGGGGAAGCCGTACTTTTGCCTGGCCGACGTGTGCCGGGTGCTGGACATCAAAAACCCGCGCGACGCAAAGAACCGGCTGAACGAAAAGGGGGTCGCTACTGCCGACACCCTTACACCGGGCGGCACGCAACAGATGACCTTCATCGACGAGGGAAATGTCTACAAGGCAATATTCCAAAGCCGCAAGCCGGAGGCGGAACGCTTCTCCGACTGGGTAACGCATGAAGTCTTGCCGCAGATCCGGACGACCGGAGGCTATCACATGCCGCAGACATATTCGGACGCGCTGCGGGCGCTGGCCGACAAGGCCGAGGAAGCGGAGCGCCTGCGGGAGGAAAACGAGACTATGTTGCCGAAGGCGGAATACTTCGACGAGCTGGTCGACCGCAATCTCCTGACCAACTTCCGGGACACGGCAAAGGAGCTGCAGGTCGGCGAACGCCGGTTCATTGCGTTCTTAACGGCCAAACGGTTCATCTACCGGGATGCCAGAGGAAAGCTCCGCCCATACGCAGAGAAAAACAAGGGGCTGTTCGAACTGAAGGAGTTTAACGCCAGGCATTCCGACCACACGGATCTGCAGACGCTGATCACACCGCGCGGCCGGGAGACCTTCCGGTTATTACTGAAGAAAGAGGGCGAATGATGCACAAAGCGGCATATTACAGAACGTGCGACCGGTGCGGATCAAATATGGATCCGGGCGAGCGCTGCGACTGTGACAGAAAAGAAGAAGAATATCCGGCGAGGGTGATTTATCGGACACCGAGGGATTGGATAAAAGACCAAAGAAAAAGACCGTCGCGCACGGTCTGATTCTCTATGTGCTGGGAGCACGAATAACGTCTTTCATTATTATATGCGCTCCCGGGGATAACGTCAAGGGCGGCCTTCGAGCCGCGATTAAAGGATTAAACTTACGACCTGGGGGAGTAGATGTACATCGAAAAGGTGTGTCAGCTGGGAACTGACACGATAGAGATACAGCGGTATACGTTCGGCATGTTCGGCGCTCCGGGAAAGGAACGGAGTCCGAAAAGCGCAAAGCAGACAGAGGCGGCCAGAAAAAAGAACAGGAAGAACCGGGCAAGGCTGATCCAGCGCCTGATGCTGTGCAACTTCAAGCCGGGGGATATGCATGTCATCCTCCAGTACCGGAAGGACGACCGGCCGGAAACATTCGCGGAGGGAGTGGAACGGCTACGGACGTTCATACGGCGGATCCGGAAGTATTACCGGGAAAGAGGCTTCGAGCTAAAGTACATCGCGGTCACGGAGCGGGGGAAGCGCCGGGCGGTGCTGCATCATCACATCATCCTCGAAACAATAGACGAAAACGCCCTGCACACGCTCCCGGCCATCACGGCCTGCTGGGACGGATACGTCAAGACCTCGGTCATGTATGAAGACGGCAACTTTGAAAAGCTGGCAGAATATCTGACCAAGGATGAGGGGAAGGAAGAATGCGAGGGCGCGTCCTACATGCGCAGCCGCAACCTCAAAGAGCCGGTCGTGGAGCGTCGCGTCGTCTTCAAAAAGACCTGGGAAAAGGAGCCGGAAGCTCCGGAGGGCTGGTACATCGACAAGGACACCGTCATCAATGGCACGAACGACTACACCGGCAAACCGTATCAGCGGTATTTCATGAAGCGGCTCAAACCGGAAAACCGCATAAACATTCTGCACACAGCGTCGCAGGAAACAGGGAAACCCATCTCCGTGCGGCTTCCGGGGCAAAAAAAGAGAAAAAAGCGCGAAAACATTAGAAAGACAGGGATATTTGAAAAAATCAAACAGGCAGCAGGGAGGCTCTTCCGGTGAGGACGGTACATATCTTTGTTTACTCGACCATCACAGGCCGTGCGGCAGCAGGCGCGGGCGGATATGTCCTTGCACTGGATAAAGACGGCAGGCCGGACGATCTGACCGCCGTGAAGGACATCTTCGCCCTCGAAGACACGACAGGGATTCGGGCGCAGCTGCAGATCATCACAAAAGCGGTGGAGCGCATCACGGAACAGGTCTCTCTGCATGTCTGGACGGAAATCCCATTGATCGCCTCGGCCGTCAGAATGGGATGGATCGACAAGTGGACGGCAGCAGGCTTCGAGGGCGTGAAGAATGCGGAGGAATGGCAGCGACTGATCACGATGTTCGAAGGCGTCGGCATGGACATCCACAGAACAGAATGGCATATCGGAGAGCCGCACCCATACCGGGGATGGCTCTCCTGGGAATGCAGGAGGATAAAAGACAGGCTGAAAAGCCGGAAAGAAGGGCAAAGAAAACCGTGAGAGACATAAACAAAGTAAAAGATACGGAGGAATTGATTGTGGCAAGACAGAAGAAAAATCAGACAATCGGCACATGCAAACACTGTGGGCAGCAGATGATCATCCATCTTCCGGAGGGATGGGATCCGGAAGATAAAACGCAGGATGAATACGACGAGCTGGCCACCGATCAATGCGAGTGTTCTCAGGCAATAAAGGAGGCGGAGAACGCAAAGAAAAAAGCGGCCGCCATCAAACGCATGACGGAATATTACGACAACCTCATCGCGGGAATCAAAGGACAGGACCCGGAGGCAGCAAAGGAACGCCGGCACCTCGAACAAAGACTCACATTCATGATCGGCGCGATCGAAGCGGTCACAGATGACGTCATCTCGGCAGCAGGCATCCAGATATCGAAGGCCGAAGTCTTGTCGATCGGCTACAAGGCAAACGGCGACCTGCAGATCAAGCGGGTGTATAAAGGTTCGGAGGAGTGGATATTTTGAAAAGTATCATCCACGACAAAGACAGCAGAACGTGCTACCTCTGCGCGACGGTCAAGTTTGACTACTCCGAGAAGACCAACCTCGAAGAGCATCACATCTTCGGGGGAAACCCGAACCGGAGGCTGTCGGAAAAATACGGCCTGAAGGTCTACCTCTGTCCGGAGCACCACCGCACATCAAACGAGGCCGTGCACCGTCCGGACAGAAACTGGTACCAAAGAAGCCTGCAGATCACCGGCCAGAAGTATTTCGAGACATATTACCCGCACCTGGACTTCGTGAAGATCTTCGGGCGCAATTACTACACAGAGGACGACAAATGATCATCCTGCGATCCCTTTACGCAATGACCGTGATCCTGTACGCGGTGATCGTGATGGTACTGATGATGATCGTGATCGCCTCGCCGGTGCTGATCATCGTGTGGATTTTGATGGAGTGGTGGAAATGACGGACAAAGAAACCCTACACAACATCGACGAAAGAGTGAGTAAGCAAAAGATGAGACCGAAGGAACTCCTGCGGGCATGCCGGGACGAACTGATGGAAATCATCATTCTGTCGGAACGCCGAGAGGAGATCATGGCCGGACTTTTGCCCAGGGCAATACAGCCGACCTGGGAGAAGATCAAGACCTTTCCGGAAGACAGAATGTCCGAGGCGGTGGTGCGGGCGGCCGACCTGGACACAGAGATAATGGCCAAGCTGGCACCGATGATCATCAGGCAGCAGGAAGCGGAACTCATGATCGACGGCCTCTCCTTTAGCAAGCACCGGCAGATCCTCACGACGTACTATCTCAGGATAAAAGAGGAACAACGCGGCACGCATATCAAGACAAGGCTCTACACCTGGGAAGACGTGGCCGATGCCGTGGGCTACGAACACGGATACGTAAAGAGGATGGCACGCGACGCGATCAGATTGTTAGATCAAAAAAGATACTGAATAACACCCTCGGGGAGTGGTATCATGATACAAGCAAAGATCAGGCATAAGGACATACACCACCAGCAAGGCGGAGGGGCGCAGGCCTCTCCGTTTGCATGTCCAAAGACGCCGGATCCGTTTTACAAGACCGCACGATGGAAGAAGCTGCGGGCAAGGATCCTCCGGCGCGACGGATACATGTGCCAGTACATGAAACGGTACGGCCGACGCATCGAGGCGGAGATCGTGCATCACATCTTCCCGCGCAGGGAATTCCCGGAGTACGCGTGGAAGGAATGGAATCTGATCTCGGTATCCGCAGCCGCGCACAATAAGCTGGAAGACCGGAACAGCGGTCAGCTGACGGCAGCAGGTGCGGAGATCCTACGACGAACGGCAATCAGGCAGGGGATAGAGATCCCCGAGCGGTACGCATAACGACACCAAGGCAGCAGGACATGATAGAGACCGACGGCGATCTGACAATCGAATGGAACGAGGGAGAACCACCGGCCGAAGGATGGTATGACTGCCTGCAAAACGGTGAAGAGCTCCGGCTGCAGTGGTGGATATGCAAAACAAATTTTCGCAAGAAACACTGGAAAAATGAATTAGGGCACTACGTCGAGGTGGATGGCAAGGTCTACTGGACAGGAAAACCATCGGCGACCATGTGGTAAACATAAACACCCCCCCGGTCAGTTTATATTTATTTTACATTCGGGGCAC